ACGGCGGTTGCCGAATGCGCCGAATGGGCGTCGACCGCCGTGGCCGAATGCGCCAGCGCCGCGCCGGTTCCCGATGACAGCCCGGCATCTCCTGCCGTGATCGCTCGAGCAGAGCCGCCGACCGCCGTGGAGGTCATGATGTGCGTCCCGGTCACCGCCGCCGTCGTGCCACCTTGGACGTTCAGGCCGTGGGTGTGAGCGATGTTGTCGGCGTGGTTGGCGGGTTGCGTCACCACGTGGTTGGTGTGGGCCGCGGGCTGGGTCACGACGTGGTTCGCGGGCTGGGTGAAGATGTGGTTGCTGTGCCCGGCCGGCTGGGTGAAGGCGTGCGCCGCATGGCCTGCCGGTTGCGTGAACGTGTGCGCTCCAGGTTGGGTGAACGCATGGGCCGCGTGCCCGGTGGCCTGCGTGAAGACATGGTTGGCAACGGCCGAACCGGCATGCGTCAGCGCGGCGTGGTCGGCGGGCTGCGTCGTCGTGTGGGTATGCGTCGCTGCCCCGCCGGTCACGCCGGGGTTCGCGCCCGCGAGCGCGCCCTTGACGAACAGGCCGCGAAGATCGGGTGTGCCGGTGGTGCCATCGCAGAGGTGCCAGTTGACCGGGATCGCAGTCACGAGGCCGCCCCACATCACGATGATCCCCAGCGGGATCGAGGCATCCGTGCCGGCCGGACCCTGCGGCCCGGTTGCACCCTGAGCCCCCGTTGCGCCGGTCGCTCCCTGGATACCCTGGATGCCCTGTGGTCCTTGAGGTCCCGCTGGTCCCGTGTTGCCGGCTGGTCCCTGCGTGCCGGTCGCTCCCGTTGCTCCAGTATCGCCCTTGACGCCCTGCGGCCCGATGGGTCCGGCAGGTCCTTGTGATCCCGTAGCGCCCGTGCTGCCTGTGGCCCCGGTCGGGCCGGTTGCGCCAGTGGCTCCCTGAGGACCAGCGGGTCCCTGTGGTCCGGCAGGACCGACTGGTCCTGTGCCGCTCGACGTCGGGCTCGGGGCGGAATGACCGACGACCGTGCCGAGAGCATGGGCAGCACGGTCACTGCCCAGCGCGCCGCGCTGGACATAGAGCTGATGGTCGCTGACGCCGCGGACGTTGACGTACTCGTTCTCGATCGCGAGCATCCACGGGAAGAGCGGCTGGGTGACCGGCGGGTGGATGACGGACAGGGTGGCGTCATCAGGCCCCACCGATGCCGCGAGGATCGAGCTCCACGTCACGCGGTCCCTTGACGGCGGAACGCCGCTATACTTACAACGTGGCGACCGCGAAAGAGCGTTGGGATCGGTGGTACGTGGCGAACCGCGAACACTTCAATGCCTACCAGCGCGCCTACGCGAAACGCCGACGCGACGAGGCACGCGGTGGCCCAATCGTCCTGCTTACGCCCGAGGAACGGCGCAGCCGAAAGAATGAGCGGATGCGCCAGTGGCGAGAGACCCATCCTGACCTGCTGCAGGCTGGCTATGCGGCGATCAATGCCAACAAACGCGCTGCTCGACTTGGAATCACTGATCGCCTGACTGCGCTTGATGTGCTCGCTGTCTGGTCCATTCAGCCCGCCTGTGTGACCTGCGGGTCGGGTCGTGGGATCGACCACATCACATCGATGCGACGGGGCGGAACTAATCGACCGGACAACCTCCAAACGATGTGCTCGGGCTGCAATTCGCGCAAAGAGAATGCCTCGCGACGTCATCCTGCGATCTCCGCCCCAAAGTAGGGCACGAAGTCTCTCGTGCAGTTGGGATGTTCGAGGGAGTTTGCCTCGGCCTCATCTGCGCTCCAGATCGAGCCGTTAGCTTCGGCGCACGGCTCATCGTCATCGCCGTCGATCACTTCGACTTGATCGAGGCCAGCATCCCGGTAGGACGCGACGGCCGACTCGTTGTACACCGTGCCAAGTTCGGTCCGGGCGATCATCTCGGCGCGGTACTCGTCGAACAGCGAGCCCATGTCCAGCCCGCCTACGGTGCCTGATTGCTCGATCAGGTCGGCCACCGCGAGGACGTCCAGCCCGTCCTCGAGGCCGCGGATGATCGCCTCTTGGATCTTCGCCCGCGTCGTCTCGTTGATTCCCTGAACGCGTGCAGCGCCGCGATTGAGCGTCCGCTCCACCGCTCCGACCGGGGCGGCCTTCTGCGCCTTCGGCGGCAGGACGTCGTTCACCTGCGCCACCACGGCCTCGGCCATGACGGTGAGATGCGGGGTCAGCGCCTTGCGGAGCTTCGCGTCCCAGCCCTTGTCGAACCACGTGCTCGTGTCGCGAGGATTCTTCGCGACGTGCGCGGCATGCTCCCGGACCCGCGCGGCGATGTCGTGCCGCTGGTCGGTCAGGACCTGTGACACCGACGACTTGAGGCGCGGCGTGACCTTGGCGTCCATGTGGTTGCGGATGCGGACGAGTGCCTGGTGCAGCGGCTGGACGCGCGGATGCAGCGCGGCCTTCGTCTCACCGGCTGCCAACAGCGCCGGATCGCCCGCTCCGAGCTGCGCCTGCGGCGCACGCCCCAGAACGGTGGCGGTGGTGCCAGCTTCGGCGTTCTTGTCCGGGGCCATCGCGTAGGTCACGATCGTGGCGGGGAGGAGGATCGCGTTGTCGATCGTCGGGTCGCCGGTCGGCTCGATGCCGATGAGGGCGAGCCGCTGGGCGTTCGTGAGCGGGGTGTTCAGCGACTTGCCCAAGAGGTCGTAGCGGGGCGAGTCGTCGTCGAACTCCGGCTCGTCGATCTCGAGCTCGATCGTCACCCCGAGGTCGCGCCAGCGGTCGAGGAGCTGGTACTGCGTGATCTCCCGGAAGACGTTGAGCCGGTGGTGGATGGGGCCCTGCCAGATCGCCGCCTCGTCGTACTTGCGGGTGTCGCCCGAGTTCAGCCCTGCGGGAGTGGTGCCGCCGATGATCGAGAGCGGCACGCCCCACAGCGCCAGCAGGTCGTCCCGTGAGCCCACCATGAGATCGCGGACCTTCAACTCGTCGGGCGTGAGCGTCGTCCGGTCGAACTGGATCGGTGCCCGGACGAGCTGCAGCCGCTTCGCCGCGTCGCTCTGCTCGACGATCGTCCGCCAGTCGCGCTCCATCTGGAGCACTTCGTCCGACCCGACCACGCCCTGCTTCGGGGACAGGATGCCGGACAACCGGCCGCCACCCGACAGGACGAGCCCGATGTGGTCGTCGAGGCCCGTCGTGATCATCGCCTTCCGCAGCGCGCTCTCGACGAGGCCGACCCCGAAGTGGCCCGCGAAGTTCGGCCGGAGCTTGTAGTGGAGGATCTGGTCGAGCCGGACCTCGATGCCTGGACTGACGTCCGTCTTGTCGATGTGCCAGCCGATCAGGTTGCCCTGCGGGTCGTCGTCGGGGTACATCCGCCACGGCGCGATCGGGACCATCGCGGCGGGGGTGCCGGCCAAGGCTTCCGGCTGGTCCAGGTAGATGAACGCCGAGCCGCAGATGCCCATCGCCCGCGCCGTCAGCGCCCACAGGTCAGAACGGTAGAACTTCGCTCCCACCGGCAGAGCGGCAGCGGGTTTCTCGATGAGCTGGCGCGCCATCTGCGCGTCCCGGTTCGGGTAGGCGTCATCGATCGTCTCGTCGTTCTCGTCCTCCAGCGACCACTCGACGCTGGAGAAGCGTTCCGTGATCGCATCCTCCGCGGCGGCGATCCACGGCACCTCGAACGACAGCGACCACGCCTTCTGCATCTTCTTCTGCGCCGAGGGCTTGGCGTAGCGCTCCAGCGGGAACTCCGTCAGGAGGACGCCAGAGCCGGGACCGATCGGGCCGGCCTTGACGGGTGCGAGACGGGGCGGGATGGCGATGCTCATGGCTTGCGGAACCCCATCTGACGCGGTTCCTTGACAAGCAGCGGGCGCCCGTTGCGATCGACGAGCAGCACTTCGCGCTTCTGCTCGTTCTCGGGGAGGATCGGCTTGGGCGGATCGGGCGCGTGCCAGTAGTCCCGCTCATTCACGCCGTCGAGCGTCGCTTTCACTTCGTCTCCACCGGAGGCGTCCTGCGGTCCGCGATGACCGCGAGGGCAACGAGATAGCCTGCCGCAACGACGAGGGCCAGCGGAGGCCAGATCATGGCGGCACCGCAGACCACGAGGGCATAGGCCCATTCGGCGTAGCGGGTTACGGCGTCGGTCATCGGCCGTAACCAGTGGTTACACTGACAGCGGAGGTGTAACCAGCATGGCCAAACGTGACCGCGCCGAGTACATGCGTCGATACCGTGCCAAGCGGCCGGATGAAACTAGCGTCACCGACGGCCCAGCGCCACGGGAACTCAACGACCGGCCGTGGAGCAGCGGCATTGGCCGCATGACGCAGAAGGAACGCGACGCAATCCTTCGGAAGATCATTCATCAGCCAACTCCTCCCACCCGCTGACCGGCCAGCGCCGCCCACGGGTTGTCGTCGAGCGCCCTCGTGATGCCGACGACCATGTAGCGCAGGGCGTCCGCGGCGTCGTCGTTGATCTCGATCGGGCGCTCGTGGAACCCACCTGCGCGGTTCGGTGCCCACGTGTAGCCGGGCAACTCCCCGAGGATGCCGCGGCACGATGGGTCGATCGTCATCCCCCGAGCGATGGCCGTGCTCACGGCGTCGATGCCCGGTGACACGGCGTTGTGCGCCGGTTCCACGGGGAGGCCGGCCCGCTGACACTGGAGGATGTAGCCCGGTTCGGAGGGGTCGGCCCAGAAGCGGGTGATGCCGTGCTTGTGGCGAACGATCTCGAGGATCGGGATGATGGCGTCGATCGTCAGGCCCGACTCGTACACCTCGTCGATGACCGCCAGCCTGCCTGAACCGCTCATCCCGCCGACCTCGCAGGCGAAGGCGTGGACGAAACCCCAGTCGATGCCCGCCTCGACCATCTTGTACGGGCCTGTACTCGGTTGTACCTGGTCGTCGGGCAGCGTCCAGATGACCCCCTCGGCGGCGGCCCACTCACCCCGTCCGAGCCTCCGTCCTGCCGCGGTATCCGGGAGGTTGGCGAGCATCGCCACGTACTCGGGCGTTAGGAACTTGTTGGCCCGGATCGTCAGCATCAGCCGATCCTCGGAGGCGAGCATCCGCATCCGGAGCCAGTGCTTCGGCGGTCCGGGGTTCGTCGCCGCTGCCAATTGGTGCCACGGCATCCGCGGGTCACGTAACCGGCCGAGGAGCATGATCCAGTCTTCCTCGGTCAGCTCCACCGCCTCGTCGACGCCGGCCCAGCCGAGGTCCATCGAGCCGACCTTGGAGGGGACTCCCGTGATCGGGTCCGGGTCCAGCCCGAGGAAGTAGATGCGGCTGCCGTTCGTGAGTTCCCAGAAATGCTCGGTCTTGTTGCGCTTGGCGAGGTAGCGACGGTCGAGCACGTCCCGCTCGAAGGTCCGCTCGGTGGTGTGGGCGATCGAGTTCTGCGCCTTGCGGAACAGGGCCACCGTGACACCGGGGTAGCGGCGAGCGACGTTCCATGCCTTTTGGCAAAGGACGCGCGACTTCCCAGCGCCCATCCAACCGGATGCGACGAGCTCGGCATGGCGCGAGTCGAAGAACTCCTCGTGCTCGTCGCTGGCGAACTCGGCCGGCTCACCTCGACTGGCGAGGATGTCTCGCGCCAACGGCGGCGGCAGATGACGGACGGCAGACGTGACCGCCTCAGCTACCGGCATTGGCGGCCTCCCGGAGAAGGTCGCGCAGCGTCTCCCACTCGTGGTCGTCGAATGCTTCGGTCAGGTCACGGTGTTCGGTTCGGTCGGTCGCCTGACCCGTGACAAGCTGGTACAAGGTTGTCGCCTTGTCGGCGGCGAACAGGGCGTCTCGAGGGTCCATCTTCCCAGCCTTGAGTGCCTCGCCGACGCGCTGCCATGCCAGGTGAGCGACGATCGCGACCTCCTCGGCCATGTCCTCGCGCGTCTTAGCGCGGTACTCCGCGAACTCGGGTTGCTCAGCCCAGTAGCGGATGGTTGACTCCGGGATGCCGGTTTGCTCCGACGCGGCGACCACGCCAACCATGTCGGCCGCCAACACGGCAGCCAACTTGATCTTGCGTGGTCGCCCGTCGACGCGGCTCATCCCGCCAGCGTCACGTTCAGCGGCGCGGCGTCGTCCTCGTCGGGGTGGACCGCGACCGCGACGCTCGGGCCATCCGTCTCGACGATGACGTCATCGCCATCGGTCACCTCGACCCGCCAGCCCGTGGGCGTCTGGTCGATGGTGATGTGGGCGCTCATTCGAGAGTGACGGCGAGGGGCGTCGGCGGAACGAACGTGGTGACGGTGATGTCGTCCGAGCCGGAGCTGCGGTTCACATCGGCCGCGCCCGGATCGACCGTGATCGTGGCCGAGCCATCGCTGAGCCCCGTCACGAACACCTGGCCGTTGGCGTCCGGTGCGGCGACCGACAGGATCGCGGGATCGCTGACGGTGATCGCCTCGTCCGAACTGGGATCGCGGCCATCAACGAGGAGCCGGCGGGGAGTCGCAGTATCGAGCGTGTCTGACATGGGAATACCTCCTGCTACGTGGACGTTGGCGACGACCTGCGGACCCACATCGCACCGACGAGCTGCATCGCGCAGCCGTAAACCACGAGCGGCCATGCAATGGCGAACCCGAGCCACAGATGAGCAATGAGCGCCCCGCTCACGACGGAACCCCAGCCAAGAAAGATCAACCGCTTCATGCGCCTCCGAACCTCGGCCCGAACCCGCCCGACGCGAAGTCGAGCAGTCCAGCGACGATGCCGATCGGCCATGCCCACGTTCCGAGGAAGTCCCCGATCTGGGTGATGACCGGGACGTGGATTTGCGGCAGGACCGCCGCGAGGAACAGGCAGATCAGGCCGACGATGAAGCCGACTGCGATGGCATGGATCAGGCGGATGAGCATTGGCTAAAACACCTCCTCTGGCGTGGCACAGACCCATTCATGCGTATCCGGCTCGATCGGGTGCCAAGTGACTTCGGTTGTGGTAGATCGCATCGCTCGGTGACGAGATGACGCTCACGACCATGGCCCGCCACCAGCCGTCATCGCGCTCGACTCGCTCACCGACGCTCACGGTCGGCGGGGCATCGTATGCCTCGACGTACGGCTGGCTCGTCCTCATTGGATCAGCCTCCGGGCTTCGGTGCTGGATCGACGGTCGGCTGGGTCGCAGCGGGAGGCGCGGCGACGGTCGCCTCGTAGTTCGGCTGGCCGGTCG